AGAATCCACTCTAAACTCGTGGATCTACCGTCACGCGGCCAAGAATTGATCGACTTCGCCGAAAGTATCAAGCTTCCGCTTCTACCGTGGCAGAAGTTCGTCGCGATGGAAGCTCATCGCGTCAAGCCAGACGGCCGCTGGCATTCTCCGCTGGTCTGCGTCGTCGTAGCCAGACAACAGGGTAAGACTACGCTCATGAAAGTAAGAGCTTTAGCTGGTCTTTTCTTATGGGAAAACGGACTCCAGATCGGAACAGCTCATCGACTTACGACATCGCTGGAGACTTTCCGAGACATCGTTAACATGATCGAAGAGAACGAACATCTGGCCAGACAAGTAAAACGAATCCGCTGGGCGCATGGATCAGAAGAGATCGAGCTTAAATCCGAGTTCGGCGGCGGTCGGTACATGGTTAAAGCTGGCGGATCAGCTGCTCGCGGTATTTCCAAGCCCGAGACCGTCTTCGTCGATGAGACCCGAGAGCTTAAAGACGAATCTACTTGGGCATCGCTTCGCTATACCATGATGGCGGCTAAGAATCCGCAGCTCTGGACACTCAGTAACGCTGGAGACCAGCACAGTCTCGTCCTTAATGCGCTCCGCGAGCGCGGAATGAGCGCAGCTAAAGGCGACGACATCGCTTACTATGAATGGTCATCGAATTACGAAAAGATCGACGACACTCCCGCATTCTGGAAAGGTGCGGCGATGGCGAATCCAGCTTTAGGTCACACAGTCCACATCGATAACATTCGGGCCGTTCTTAACGATCCGCCAGATGTCGTAAAGACGGAAGTCCTATGTCGGTGGGTCGCTACAATCTCGGCAGCTATTCCAGCCGAAGAGTGGAATCAATGTGGAGAAGAAGGCTTGGAGCTTGATCCAGAGAAGACGACTTGGCTCGGCATCGACGTAAGTCCGAATCGTCGCGACGCTGCGTTAGTAGCTGCTCAACAGATCGACGACGAGCGATTCTTCGTAAAGCTTTTACACACTTGGCATAATCCGATTAACTTGGACGATAAAGCAATCGCGAACGACATCGCTCCTTATGTAAAGCAGTATCCAGTCGAGACAGTGGCTTATTCTAAGAGGACAGCTTCGGCTATAGCTGCGCGGTTAGTTCCAGCGGGTATCCCGATTTCGGACATCGACGGCGCACTGTACGGTCAAGCTTGCGACGAATTGTTAGGAGCAATCACATCGAAAAGATTACGACACGACCCAAAACAGACAGAACTCTCCAAGCAGATCTTATCAGCTGCGAGACTTCCGTTCGGAGATGGTGGGTGGACTATCGGGCGGAGAGCTTCTCAGTCGACTGTATGCGCGACGGTTGCGACTGCACTCGTCACGCATTACGCGACACGCCCGCCGATGGATCTTGACATCATGGTCGGATAGCGGTAACGCGCTCTCGTAGAATTGCGACATGGGATTATTCGATCTATTCGTTCCGAAGGTTAACGCTGCGTCTCCAGCTTCTATCAGCATCGACGCGGCGGAATCGCTTTACCCTGTAAACACTCTTAACTCTCTTGGCGGCTATTACTTTATGGGTAATCAAACCGCTACTCGTACCGAAGCGATGGGCGTTCCAGCTTTAGCTCGCGCGCGTAACATCATCTGCACGACTCTAGGATCTTTCGAGATGCACACTCGCAACATCGCAACAGGCGAAAGAGTGCAACAGCCGCGCGTTATCAATCAGCCAGACCCGCGAATCGCTGGCTCTGCGTTCTGGTCATGGTTAGCCGAGGACATTCTGTTTTATGGTTACGGCTACGCGCGTGTTATGCAACGCTACGCCGACACTGGTCGCATTCAGGCGATGGAAAGAATAGATCCAGTTCGTGTAACTGTTACGACTAACGCTAACGGAACAGAGATCGACGGTTATTCTGTTGACGGAATGGTAATCGATCCGAGCGAACTGGTCGTCTTTACTGGACTCGATGAAGGAATCTTAAATCGCGCGGGACGTACTATTCGCGCAGCTTCGGCCTTAGAGAAAACAGCTTACGACTTCGCGATAAATCCTAATCCGCAGACAATCTTAAAAAACTCTGGCGTAGCACTTCCAAAAGATCGCGTAGCTGCGTTAGTCGCAGCATTTAAGAATCGCACGTCGAAAGCTGTAACATTCTTAAACGGTGACGTGTCTATCGAGACTGTCGGTTATGATCCGAAGAATCTTCAGCTCAACGAAGCTCGCGGATACCTGGCTTTAGAATTATGTCGAGCGGCCGGCCTACCCGCTTACTTCGCAAGTGCCGAACCTAATAGCTTTACTTACTCGAACGCCGTATCCGAAAGACGTTCTCTTATCGATTATTCGCTGCGGCCGCTTATGACAGCGATCGAACAGCGTCTATCTTTATCGGACTTTACTCCCTTGGGCCAAGATGTGAAGTTCGATCTAGATGATTTCTTGCGCGGTAATCCAATGGAGCGCGCGCAAGTGTACGAAATCCTAAATCGAATCGGTGCTATGTCGATCGATGAAATCCGCGAAGAAGAGGATCTACTTCTATGAAAATCACGACACCAATGAACATCACAGCGGCAGATTCTAACTCGCGCACTATTAGCGGGCGCATCGTCGCATTCGAGGAAGCAGCTAACGCATCGACTGGGAAAGTCGTATTCGCGAAAGGATCAATCGCTCCAGCTTCCGTAAAGTTAAACTTGGAACACGATCGCACTCGTCCAATCGGTAGAACTATGGACATGACAGTAAACGAAGATTCGATCGACGCAGTGTTTAAGATTACTAACACGACAGCGGGAACAGACGCGCTCGTCGAAGCGATGGAAGGTCTACGCGACGGCTTCTCTATAGAACTGGCTGTAGACGATTACATCATGCAGAAGGACGGCACTATGCGCGTTCTTGCTGGAGAATTAACAGGCGTGGCACTCGTAACAGAGCCAGCGGTTCGTTCTGCTCGCGTAAGTGAAGTAGCTGCAACAGAAGGCGAAGAAGTCGCCGAAGAGATCTCCGATTCCACAGTGGAAGAGGAAGTAACACCAACAACAGAAGGAGACGAAGTGGACAACACCGTCACAAACGCGGAAACCGTCGAGACGGTCGAAGCTGCTCAGTCAACAACAGCCGCAGCGAAGCCAATCGTAGGCGGATCATTTACCAAGCCACGCTTAGAGTTCACAGCTGCTAAGTACGTGGAAAACACAATTCGCGCAGCACTTGGCGACGATCAAGCTCGTCAGTACGTACTTGCAGCGGATAACACAACAGATAACGCAGGTCTAGTACCGACCCGCCAGATGGCAGAGGTCGTGAACGGGTTGTCTACGACTATCCGTCCATCGATCGACGCAATCTCTCGCGGAACTCTTCCAGATGCGGGTATGACTTTCGAGATCCCTAAGATTACGCAAGCTCCTACAGTGGCAGTTCTAGCCGAAGACGCTTCTCCAATGAGCGACACAGATCAGAACGCAGCTTTCATTACTGTAGACGTTAAGAAGTTCGCGGGACAGCAAACTTTCAGCGTGGAACTCTTGGATCGTACTTCTCCAGCGTTCTTCGATGAACTAATCCGCAACATGGCGGCAGCTAAGGCCAAGGCCGAGAATGCTTACGTTAACGGTCTTCTAATCTCAGGAGCTACAGCGGACGGCACTACTACGACTACTTATCCAACAGCTGCCGAGCTACTTGGAATTATCTCTCGCGGAGCTGCTTCTGTTTATTCAGCTACAGCTGGACTTCCACGTCCTTTCGCGAAGTCACTTATCGCATCGACTGGCCAATGGGCTAACTTGATGACACTTAACGATTCAGGCCGTCCGATCTATAACGCTTCACAGCCACAAAATGCTGGCGGTGTAGTTCGTCCAGATTCACTAATCGGAAACGTCGCGGGACTAGATCTCTACGTCGATCCAACTAACGCGGGCGATGGCGATGGAACTCTTCTCGTCGTTAACCCAGACGCTTATACATGGTACGAAGGGCCTACTTTCCGTCTACGCGCGGACGTAATCGCTTCTGGCCAGATTACAGTCGGTTATTACGGTTATGGCGCACTAGCTACCAAGATCGCAGCTGGCGCATTTAAGAATAACAAGCAGTAATCCGAATAAATCGATCATCGCCTAGTTCGCTCCCGAGCTAGGCGAGCAGTAGAAGGGAAGGGCTAATGCCTAACATCATTACAGCTTCGCAGCTAAGATCCGTCTTAGGCGTTAGCTCTTCTCTCTACGACGACGCTTACTTAAACGACATCATCGACACAGCGGAGCAAGTTATTCTTCCGCTGCTTATTCAGAACTCGACAGCTGTAATCGAGTACGAGCTGGACACTAATGTCGCGACATTCTTTACTCGTCGTACGCACCCTTTCGTCGTAGGACAGTCGATCGTCATTACAGGACTTCCAGCTCCATTTACAGCCACTCACACTCTTACAGTCGTTACAGACTCTTCATTCTCTGCCGCTCTTACATCGACGAACGTAACACGTCGCCAGATTATCCCGAACGGCATGGCAACACTTAGCGGCTATTCAGCTGCGACTCTCTACGTCGGAAACGCGTCGATCGAGTCCGCTATCTACGCCGTATCTATCGAAGTCTTCCAATCTCGCACAGCTGCGGGCGGTCAGATCGAAGGCGTGGACTTCCAGAGTTCGCCCTACAGAATGGGCCGCAGTCTCCAGAATCGTGTAATCGGCCTCTTAGGTAATTACATAGATGTCGACGTAATGATCGGCGGCTAAAGTGCCAGCTTCTTCGATTCTTACTAGCGTCCGAACTCCATTAAAGACAGCGATCCAAGGAGTAGCGGCTAACACTTACGACTCAGTTCCAGAAGCTCCGATCGTCCCATTCGCGGCAGTTACTCCGAGCGTTCCGTATTTACAGCCAACGTTCTTAGGTAAAGCGAACGTAAAGCTAAAAGTAAATCTAGTAATAAGCGTAGGCGTAGCGATCTACGATAATCAGAGCGCACTCGATAACTGGGAGAAGCTCGTAATTAGCATTCTGGCGGCCGTTCCGTCAGGGTATGAAGTCGGAGACGTATCGAATCCGATTCCGTTAACGATAGGCGCGTCAGAGATTCTCGCGGGCGAGATTCAGCTTTCCACCTATTACACACAAACAAACTAAGGAGAAAAAATGGCCACGACCGTCATTACTGGACGCGATCTCGCTATGACGATCGCGACTAAGAACTACGACGAGCAAGCGACAAGCGCGACGCTTTCAGCGGACGTTACTATCGAAACTTACGACACTCTTTACTCGAAGGCTTATAAGTCGATCGATTCACAGTGGACGTTCGATGTTGAGATGCTTGCAGACTGGGGCGCAGCGGATTCACTCTGCGAAGCTCTATGGACAGCGGCAGAGACAGCACCTAACACCACTTTAGCGGTATCGCTAACAGCTGTAACAGGCGCAGTCTTTAGCTTTAACGTTCTTCCACTATTCCCAAGCGTGGGCGGATCATCGCCAGACGCTCAGACTGTTAGCATGAGCTTTACAGTCGTGGGAACACCTACAGAGACATTTAGCTAATAAATAGAATCGGGAGCAATACATGAAGCTAGAACTAGAAGTCCAGTACCTATCGGGAGACGTAGCTACCTACGTCGCAGCACTTCCAGAATGGGTTAAATGGGAACGAAAGTTTAACGCAACAGTAAACGAAGCAGAATCGAAGCTTGGACTCGAAGGGCTTACATTCTTGGCTTATCACGCTATGAAGCGCGAAGCAGCTGGGAATCCTGTTAAGCCTTTCGAGATCTGGGTCGAGACTGTAGAAGGCATTAACAGTAAGAAGTCAGACCCAAAAGCTGGCCCGTCGGAAGCTTAAATCGAATCTTGGTCGAAGTCGCAATAGCGACCCAGATCCCGATGAGAGAGTGGCAGACGGCGGAAGATTTACTTACAGCTATCGAGATCTTGGAGAGGCAGAATGGCAGATAAAAGCGGCCGCGGCACTTATGCCATTACTGTCGATCCTTACGAGTTTAAGAATCTTCTTGGTCTTCTGGGTTCGTTCCCAGCGGAGTATCAGCAACTAGTTCGAGATCGGGCGCAGCCTATGTCTCAGCGACTAGCTGGCCAGCTTATGATGAGCGGACTATCTGCTCCAGCTCCACAGACGAAGCTAGTAGTCCAGACGATTAAGTCTCCACGAGATCGTCTTATTCGCGTCGACATCGGTGGCCCTAAGAAGGTCGGTCGTCCTTATGGCGGAGAAGCTTCTAAGAGCGGTAAAGGCGCGAAAGTTCGTCGTCAAGCTGCGCCAGCTGGCGCGCTGCTCTGGGGAACAGAATACGGATCTCATGGCGGCGTCGACTCAATCGGCCGCGCGTTTACGAACAGATTTAAGACTCCTTACAATAAGCGCGGCTACTGGATCGCTCCAGCTGTCGACTTCTATGTCCCAGTCGTCGCGCGAGAATACGCGTTAATGGTCCAGCAGATCGCTAATGAATTGAGGCTAAAGTAATGGCGGGCATTCCGAAGATAAAGATTACTTTCGACGCCGACTTCGACGAATTAAAGAAGGGCGTCAAGGGCGCACAAAACGAAGTCGAAGGCTTCGGATCTAAGATGGGCGGCTTCGCTAAAAAGGCGGGAGCTGCATTTGCCGTAGCTGGGGCAGCTGCGGCTGCTTATGCTGGAGTTCTTCTCGTCGATGGCGTTAAGTCTGCGATCGAGGACGAAGCAGCTCAGGCTAAACTCGCGACGACTTTAGAAAATGTTACAGGCGCGACGAAAGACCAGATCGCAGCTGTAGAGGATTACATTACACAAACGGCACTCGCTAACGGAATTACGGACGACAAACTTCGTCCATCGCTGGATCGATTAGTAAGAAGTACGAAAGACGTACAAAAGGCGCAAGAACTCCAGACCTTAGCTCTGGACATCGCTGCGGGAACAGGTAAAGATCTAAGCGCAGTTTCGGAAGCTTTAGGTAAAGCGTACGACGGCAATCTAGGCGCATTAAAGAAGCTGGGCGTCGGCATTGATGAGAGCATTATAAAATCCAAGAACTTCGACGCGGCGGCTGCGGCATTATCTAAAACATTCGAGGGCCAAGCTTCTAAGCAAGCCGAGACATTCCAAGGAAAGATGGCTCGTCTTACTGTTGCATTTGATGAAGCGAAAGAGACGGTAGGTTCTTACGTTCTAGACGCTCTTACTCCGCTTCTATCTGGATTCGTCGATAAGGGAATCCCAGCGATCCAAGGATTCGCAGACACTTTAGGAAAGACACTGGGGCCAGCATTCGGCGAGATCTTTAAGGTCATTCGCGACGATTTACTTCCGATCTTAACTTCTTGGTGGAAGTTCCTGTATAACGAGATTATCCCAGCGATCGGAAAGATCGTCGGCCCAATTCTCGAAGGACTTAAATCCGCATTCGACAAGATTAAGAAGGCGATCTCTGATAACTCAGACGAGCTAGAACCGTTCTACGGATTTTTAGAAAAGGTCTGGGACTTTACTAAGAAGTATTTAGTCCCGCTTCTCGGTGGAGCATTTAAGACAGCACTCGAAGGACTGGGAACTTTAGTCGCTGGACTCGTTACGACTTTCGGAAAGTTCGTCCAGCTGTTGACTAACATTTATAACGGCGCGAAGAAGGTTATCGATCTTATTAAAGATAACCCAGTGACGAGATTATTCGGAGCGAGTAACGCTTCTTTCGTCGGTGCTAGCGAAAGTCAAGGATTAGTCTTCGGCGGAGAAGACGGATCGGGTGGGCAGATTCTCGACGGTGGATTCCAGACTGGAACGCCTACGTCGATCTTTGCTCCGACTCCAGATTCGCCTACATTTACAGGCGCGCCGCTTGGAGCTTATTCTCCAGCCATGCAAGCAGCGATCTTACGTCGTGAAGAATTAAAGGCGGAGACGGAAAGACTTAGACAATCTAGAGAAGACGCTGCCGCGGCTCGCTTAGAAGCTACTGGCGGACAGTCAACGGCAGACAGAATTACAGTTAACTTCGGAGTCGTAGGAGATCCAGAAGCGGCAGCCAGAGCGTTAGTAGATGTTCTTAATCGTTCGTCAGCTCGTGGCGGCGGTGGTTTTAATTCCTTGGTGGCTGTCTAATGTCGGTATGGACTCCAGAATGGCAAGTCTCGATAAATGGCGGCGGAGATTACACGAATCTAACTCTGTCAAACCTATCGATTACTTCTGGCCGAACAGACATCTATTCGCAGCCTAGAGCTGGTTACTGTTACGTCGAGATCCTCAATCTAGACGAATCTCCAATCCAGATCGACGTTAACGATAACGTCCTTATCAAGATTAAAGATTCGACGGGAACATTCGTTAATCTCTTCGGCGGTGACGTCACAGACATTCAGGTCCAAGTTCTCAACAGTAGCGACACTCAAACCAATCAGGTCATGAGAGTTACAGCTCTGGGAGCGTTATCAAAGCTACCAGTAAGTCTTACAGAAGGCGTTCTAGCTAAAGATTTCGAGGGCGATCAGATTTACACAATCTTGGAAGATTTACTTCTTAATAACTGGAACGAAGTGGCTCCAGCCGTAACGTGGGCTAATTATGATCCAAGTCAGACATGGGCAACAGCGGAGAACGTAGGACTGGGAGAGATCGATCGTCCGGGTGATTACGAACTAACAGCCAGAAGCGCAGCCACGACAGACGTTTATTCTTTAGTTAGTGCCTTAGCCACGTCTGGACTCGGTTACATTTACGAAGATGCTTCGGGCCGTATTGGTTATGCAGACAGTACCCATCGGGCGCAGTATCTAGCCGCAAACGGTTACACAGAGATTTCAGCTTTAACGGCTTTCGCTGCGGGGATTTCGACAATAAAGCGAATAGCAGACGTTCGCAATAAAGTCACGATCCAGTATAAGAACAGCCAAGAAGAATCGGCTAGTGATACGGCATCGATCGGAATCTATGGCCAACAAGCGCACATCATTTCGACAACTTTAGAAAACGGAGCAGATGCAGAGTTCCAAGCCGACTTCTATCTCGGACTTCGGGCTTATCCGCAAGCGCAATTCCAAGCTATTACTTTCACGCTTGGAAACGACAACATCGACGACGCAGATCGCGACGCGCTTCTTAATGTGTTCATGGGACTTCCGCTGGACATAACCGATCTTCCGCCGAACATTCTTCTCGGACGCTTCCAAGGCTTCGTCGAAGGCTGGACGTTCTCGGCTGGTTATAAGCGTCTCGACATAACTCTTAATCTAAGTCCGACAGCTTTCAGCTTGCAGTCGATGAAATGGGAGAACGTGAGTGTCGCCGAGAGCTGGAATACTTTATCTCCTACACTTATCTGGAATGACGCGACAGTAGTCGCATAAAGGAGCAATAAATGGCCACGAGTCCACTGTTCGGCTGGGAAGAACCCGACGACGTAGATTTAGTTAAAGACGGCGCAGCTGCGATCCGTACGCTAGGCAACGCTATCGATACATCGATGGGCGATCTTCTAGGCGGTACTACTGGCCAGATTTTGGCCAAGAACTCCAATACCAACATGGATTTTACATGGATTACTAATGATGTAGGAGACATCACAGCGGTAACAGATGGGACAGGTATTTCGGGCGGCGGTACTTCTGGCGCAGTCACAATTACGAACTCCATGGCGACGGCGATTACTACAGCTGGCGATCTAATTAAAGGTACAGGATCAGGAACTTTCGATCGTTTAGGTATTGGTACGACTGGACAAGTTCTAACGGTATCTAGCGGCGCGCCCGCATGGGTCACGCCAGCGGGCGGCGGCGGTTACACATCGATAGCTTCTGGGACATTATCTTCGGCAGCTCTTAACATTACATCGATTCCAAGCACTTATAATTCACTCGTTTTAGAATTACGCGACATTACTAAAGCTTCGGCGTTTGACGTCAACATGCAATTTAACTCAGACAGCGGTACAAATTACGACAATGTAATAAACCGAAATGTTAATGGCACACTATCTACGATCGGCGCAATAGGAGCTACGGCCGCAACGATAAATGCCTCAGGCTTTAAGGCGAGCACTCAGTATAACCAAATTATTATAAAAATTGACGGCTATGAAAACACAGACATGTGGAAAGTATTTACCATGTATGGTTCAGGAACGGATTACCTTTCATCTGGTCGTGAAGTTTGGCATGGTGCGGGTTCATGGAAATCAACAAGCGCAATCACTTCGATCCAGACTGACAGCACGATGTCGCTTAAATACACACTCTGGGGGCTAAAGTAATGAAAATACATGAACATAATGCAACTACG